CTTCAGAAGAAGATGGGCAAATTCCAGAAGGAAGTTGCTGATTATCAACTCAAACAGGCCCAGCGATCTGAGCAAGACCGGTCTAGTAGCGGCGGCGGAGGCAGCCGCACCTTCGAGGGCGACGACATGGTCAGCCAGCTGGCCAACGCAATTATTGGGAAGGAATCCGGCGGTAATTCCAATGCGATGAATGGATCGGGCTCGGGAGCGACGGGTCTGGGTCAGGTAATGCCGGAGAACATCGGCCCATGGACAGAGAAATATCTCGGTAAGAGGCTGACTCAAGAGCAGTTCCGGAATGACGTGGACGCTCAGATGACAGTGATCCTTGGTCGATTCAAGGACATGCTGAATCAGTCCATCTCGGCGGGCTACAGCGACGAAGAGGCCATGCGTCGTGCTGCATCGGAGTGGTACTCCGGCCGGCCCGGCATGCATATGGACACCCGTCCGCAGTCTTACAACGGCGATCCGTATCCCTCCATCAAGGCATACGTGGACGACGTCATGAGCCGCGTCGGCACTACGAACTTCACGACTGGCGGCGGCGGTCAAAACACGAGCTCGACGGACGCTCCACAGGTTCCAGACGTTGATCTAAGCGAGATCGACCCCAGTGGCATTACATCGTCCTTAGAGGCGATGGCGAAAGTACTTGCAGATATCAATGCACTGCAAAACGAACTAACGAGCGAGGACATCGCAAGTAAGTTCGAGAGCATCACTGATCAAGTATTCGGCGACATTCAGTTAGAGCCACTAGAGGACGCACTGAAAAAAGCGCAGTCGCTATTCCAAGCCACAGCAGAATCATCGACTGCAATCACTGATGCACAGAGAGGCCAAGTCGAATACCAGACGGTCCTAAACCGCAAGACCACCGAGCGCGATGAGATGCTCAGGGCGCTGAATGAGAACGAAATGCTTTCAGCGGAAGAGAAAGCGACGCTTGAGGCAAAGATCACCGAGGAATACAACAAGCATGTTGAAAAGCTCGGAGAGGCAGAGGCAATAAAGAAACAGATCCTCGCCAATACAGAAGCGACGCTGGCATTGGAGAAGATGCGATCTGAGATTCAGAGCATCGAGGAAGCCACTGCAGACACCATGCTGCAGATGCGTTTGGAGAACAAAGGTCTCAGCGCAATTGAGGTCAATGCCGAAATCAGGAAAGCGCGTGCGGCCCGAGAGTACGGACGAGCAATCAAGGCAGCCCAAGAAGCAAACAACCCTGAACAGGTCAAGATCCTCCGTCAGGAATACGAGCGTCTTGCTGGAGCCATCGACAAGTCCGCAAAGGCGCAAATGCAGATGGCCGACCCCATGCGTCAGATGATGATGGGTTGGAAGAAGGAGCTATCGAACGTCAATGGGATGTACGCGCAGATGGCGCAAACCGTTACGGGTGAGCTAGCCGGAGCGATGTCCTCCGCAGTGCAGGGCGTAATCGACGGATCCACAACGGTCGAAGAGGCGATGTCTCAGATGTTCAAGAACATCGGCCAGGCCTTCATTGCAATGGCGACAGAGATGATCGCCAAAGCGTTGATTATGAAAGTGCTTGGAATCGCAATGCCGGGCGCGATGGGCGGCGGCGGAACCATGGGTGGTCCTGGATATTTCAACCCTTTAACCGGCCTCGGCAGTGCCGGCCCCAACTATGGATTAGCCGAGGGCGGTGTTGTGGATGGTCCCACGACCGCGACGTTGGGAGAAGGTGGCGAACCCGAGTACGTAATTCCTCAAAGCAAGATGGATGATTCCATGGCGCGGTGGAACAGCGGATCACGCGGTGAATCTGTACTGGATCCAGTAACCGGTGCGACGGGATCTAACGGTGGCTATACAGATGAAATGTACAGTCCTCAGATAACAATTAATGGAGGTGTAACCACAATGGGCGGAGAGGATTACATCAAACGGAGCGAATTACCAAGCATTGTGGGTCAAGCTGCGAAGTCAGGCGAGGAGCGTGCGTTGCGTAAGTTACGCATGTCACCCGGAGCTCGTAGGAAGATCGGAATCTGATGGCAACTCTCAAACCGAGCAATCCAGGGACAAACAGAGGCGAGAAGCCGAACTTCAACCCGCGTCTAACAGAGCGTATTGAAGTAAACGTCATCAATACGATCAAGTTTCAGACAAGGAACAGTCAGTCCTACGCATTCCAAAACTTCTTCTGGCGACAAAAGATGGTGTACGACGGTTCCACATACGACTACCTGCCATTTGCGTTCTCGGGGATTGCGATCAATCGTTCTGGTGAAAATGTTGATGCGGAACTGACATTTCCAAACAACAACTTGGCGAGGGGCTGGGCGTTACAGGCCATTGAGGAAGTTTGGGGTTGCGAAGTACGAGTAGCGACAACCGGCAATCCCGAGCAAGCAATTGAAGGATTCACAACGATGTACAAGTACTTTGGTTTATGCGCAGCAGGCGGCTGGGACGACAAGGTGATCACAGTTAGGTTGAACAGTGTCCTCGACTCGGTTGGGGCAGAAATTCCGACAATCTCACTAGACAATGTCCGAGTTGGCCCTCTCCCCACAACTACAAGCGTACGGCTGTAGGGACTTAATAGGCCTGCGCTACCGGCTGTACGCGAATGGGGAGAACGGGGAGATCGACTGCATTTTCATGGTTTATGCAGCGCTGCAATCGCTGCGTATACCCACACCGCCCTTCAACACGGACTGGTGGGACGCGAGCCCGAGGGTAATTCTGAAAGAGCTTTCAGAATGGGGTTACCGCATAACCAGACCGGATTACGATGGTGATGTGTTGGTCCTACCGGATCAAGAAACAGGCTGGTCTTTCGGTGTTGTATGGCAAACCTCCTTCCTCCACATCGATCGGCAGAGGAAGAGGGTAATGGCCAGTCCTATATCCTCCCTGCCCAAGTGCAGGCTGTACCGCTGCTCCCATATGAGAGGGCGTTAATCGCCCATATGGGCATAACGGTTGAGGAGTATGCGTGGTTCAAGGAGCGAGCGCGTCAAACCCAATTGGCTTATGCGCTCAATCCCCCCGAAGTTGTAGCAGGTGGCATTGGCGAAGCAATCATCATTTCGGTTGTGGTGGGAGCGATTTTCACCGCAGCATCAGCGGCCCTAGCGCCCAAACCCCGTGAGGTTGCCCCTCCGAAGGTAGATCAAGGGAGGCAGATCACTAATAGGAACGTTGCAGGTCTGCAGGGATCGACCAAGTTCAACCAAAGCTACGGCTTCGAATCAGTAGCGGATCTAGCCAACTATGGGGAGGTCATTCCCTACGTCCACGGAAAGTATCGACCGGAAGAGGACTACGCCACTGTGCGATGGCCTATTGAGGTATGGGGTACAGACGAGTTCGAGGAACGCGATCTCGAAAGTAATGCCTGGCCAACGACAAGCGGCGGCATTGTGTCCAATGGTCAGGTGGTGTGGAGCAAGGTTTACAGCTGGGGCAGCCAGCAATCACTAAAGATCGCGATGCTGATGGGCTGCGATCAGCTAGCGACAGAACCAGACAAGGAAGGCATTTTCCTTGGCAACACAAGTCTGGACAGTTTGAACGATCAGCAGTTCGCGTTCTATTGGGAGAGTTCGTCACCGGAGCCGCGCCTCAAGAAGAACAACTTGCTGTATGGCACTGCGGGATCACGGAACAGCGGGGATCCCGACAACAAATCAGAGATCAGCTCAAACGAGGCATTCTTCTGTGCAACAGCAGAGAGAAATGATGACCGTGGGTTTTCCATGACCTACACCCCCACAAGCCAAACCAGCTTCGGGGTGTTTAATCCGGTGCCTAACGGTCACGACCGGCGAGTGAACTGGCAGGTCATCTCAATTCCAAAGCAGCTGGAAGGCGACGCACGAGATCGCCGAAAGGAAGAGCGCCGCAAAATAGCCGGCAGTGGTGAGGATATGGACGGCATCGGCACGGGCTATCAACGGTGGATGGGCCTAGTGAATTGGGCTGGTGATACGGGAGGGGACGAAAGGAAAGCGCGTGTCATCGCTCCAGGCGAGACCGGCACATTCGTCATTACGACCGGCAAATACGAAGACGAATATGACGAGGGCGTGGATGTAGACGACATCCGGAATCAAAGCAATGACGAGCGTCAGCAAGTCGACAGCTCAATGCAGACATCAGACACCTACATGATGGGTGCAAACATCCTCCAAATTACTTCGAGGACTACAGGTAACTGGAATCCCCCCAATATCGAGGGAGCAGAGGACGGATGCAAAATCACGCAAGTAGCACAACAAGAGATCACAATTAATTTCAAAGCATTAGAAGCGCACCGAGATCGTCGAGTAGGCATTGTTCCACGCAGGATTGTACAAGGAGAGGGAGAAGGCAACTATAAAAAGTATGCAAATGATGGCCGCAGGATTACTACAAAGAATCACGTCCCAACGGAATGGTTTGGCCTAGTAAAAGCACAATTTGGAGTTGTAAGAAACCAGCGTCCTTGTGAGATCACCGAGATCGGCATTCGAAGCAATGTTTGGGGTCAGATGTCTGGCCTATGCAACTTCAACGAAGTTCCAACGGGGGAGAAGTTAGGCGAAGCAGATAAGGACGATGTCAACTTCTCAGTTGGCACGATGCAGATCTACTTCCCTAGATATGCATTTTTCATGATCATGGCCCGCTTAGCGGACGATTCAGAAAACAAAGTTGTTGAAGATGCAACGGGGAATCCTGGCAACTGGCGTGATTTGGGAGTCACGATTGGTGTAAAAGGCGTCAAGCCGGTCGATCAATACAACTATGTACGAATCAAGCATCCTGGCAAGGAAGCGTATGAATTCAGGTTTGTGCCTCTTACTGGTGCGTATATTTGGAACAACTTCTCAACAACAGGGCAGTCCATTCCAATTATGGATGCAGCCCATGAAGGAGACCTTTTTAGCCTTCAGGGAAGCACCGACCTCGGTACTTTCGTTGTTGAATTTCCAGGAACTGAAGTACTGGCTTGCGGGATTGCTCAATCCCCCCTGATGCTGGGCAAGAGAGGCAAACGGACGCAATTTGATAGACCCCCAGAACCAGAACCAGAACCAGAACCTGCGCCCGGACCAAATCCTGACGGCGGCGGCGGCGGCGGCGGCGGCGGTGGCGGAGACGGAAACACAGATGGCGGCTCAACA